CCAGTCCTTACTCATCTTTGATCTTAGTCTTTTCCTTGGAGACTGGAGCAACCTCAACAGGAACGAAAGTAACAAAACCTCGTTCTTCTAGTTCTTCAGCAATATCACCTGCGACGGCGAATGTTTCACCATCAGCATACAGTTCATCACCATATGTACGATCATGAACACCTGTCGAAATCTTACCGTGACCACGACGAGTAACCTTGACGAGTACGGGAGCTTGCGGTTCCTTCGGGGGTGTAACCGAGCGGCCTTCAATAAGAGCGGCTGTAACGGGCATATAGAATCCTTTTAATTGGAGCGGGGATATTTATACTCCTCCCCGCCAGAGAGTCATCGTAGATTACGACAGGTCAGCAATGACCGCCGAAGCCTTTTGGTTGCGACAGATCAGGGTCTTTTCAGCCACAATCTGGAACTTCGAACCATCACCAGTCTTGGCCAGCGGCTCAACCTTCATCGGGCGGAGCGTACCAACCGACCACATGCTCGGATCGACCAGAAGGACATCACGAGTCAGAGGGTACTGGACCGGGACTACAGTCAGCGAACCGAAGTCCGAGACGTAGACATCAGCACCAGCGTAGATGGTGGCTTGGTTCGTACCCTTAACTTCCGCACGGATATCAGCGATACCAGTGAAGGCCGAGAAGGTCTGCTTGTGTGTAGCCGACACCAGCGCGTAGCTGATGTTGCTGGCACCGTTCGAGAACGACGAAGCAAGCACAGTCTTCAGAAGGGCTTCGGTAAACGGTCGTTGAGTACCGTTAGTGGCCGCAGCAACCGTACCGGCCGAGAAGCCACCCGAGGAGCCACCCGAGCCACGAGACACGTTAGACGTGATCCAGGCTTGGAAGCCACCCAGCTTAGGGGCGGTCGAACCAGCGGCAGTAACCGAGGCTTGGTTAGTCAGGAAAGCGTACTCGATATCTTTGATGATACCTTCCGACTTTTGCAGCTTTTGCCACGCTTCCGTATCCGACTGACCAGCAACCACGGTCGCCTTAGTGGTTTCCGAGATCGTACCGCCATCCTTGAAGATTTGAGTACGGTTACCGACACGGACGGGTTGTTCCGACGCGCTAGCAGCCGTATCATCACCTTGCTCATTAGCATTGGTGGCGGCAGCGCGGGTCGAGTAAGTTTCCCATTCGTGGTAAGGTTGGTTTACCGATGCCTTACCAATCATGTTGGTGAAGGGTGTCAGGTTAGCCGAGACCTTGTAGATGTTGTTTTCCAGGTCTTCACGCACACCGATAGTGGCATACGTCATCTGGGTATTCGAGGGAACAGCCATGTTCTTTTATGTCCTTTAGCCGAATGCACCCGCTTTAAACATGGCAGCTAAGTCTTCCTTAGCTCCTGTTTGGGCCAATCGGTTCTTGAGCTGTTGTAGCTCACGTTGTTGAGGGGGCAAGGACGTCTCTCGGGTCGGAGCAGCAGCTAACGACTTTTGAGGCGTGGGTTTAGCCTGCGGAGGTGGAGTATTCTTTACTGCACGGGCCTTGTTCATCATGCTGTCGTATTGCATTGCCTTCCAGACAACATCCAACTCTTGCGCAGTGGCAGATTGAAGTGCTTCCATAGGGACACCAATAGACAAGATGTACTCACCAACAGATCGCAGCTGATTAGTATCACTCGCCAGTTTGGGATTGATTTCTAACAATTTAGCACGTTGGTCAGCATAGTGCTGTTCTTGGGCGATTTGGGAGGTCTGTTCTTGGGCAGCGCGCACGCTCCTAAGACGATCCTGTTCCGCTTCGTACTCCAATTTCAGCTGGAAGGCCGTTTCCGGGTCCGTTGCGGCCAATTCAGACCACACTTCCGGAGTCATTCCATCCCACTTAGACTTAAAGACTTCCTCTGCCCTAGAGAAGACTGCACCGGCATGTTCAGCTAGGGTTTGCAACTCCCTCACCTTCGCTTCGGCGGCTTTCTGGGCCTCAGACGCCTGTTGCTTAGCCTTTTGGGTAATGGCTTCTCGCTTATCTTCCTGGAGCTTTACAATTTCTTGCAGTTCCGGAGGAAGTTCAGAGAATTTACCTTTGGCATCAGCATCCCACCAATTAGGGGCATCAATAGGATCAGCCGCAGCTTCTTCCTCTTGGTTTTCCTCTTGGCTATCGCCTTCCTCACCATCGCCGGGAACATCGTCCTCGCTGGTGTCATCCGTATAGATGGGTTCATCGGACGTTTGTTCTTCGTTTACTTCAGCTTGGTCGGCTGTAGCATCCTCGGTCGGCTTGGCAGTCTCAACTGGTTCGGCCGGAGGGTTGTCCATAGCAATAATGGCAGCTACAGCATCCTCGCGAGTGAAGTTCTCGCTCATTTATTCACCTTGAAATGTAGCGGCGACTTTGCCGCGATCAATTACGCTTTGAAGACGGGCCATGACCATATCAATAGCTCGGAATTGTAGGTAATAATCTTCACGAACCTCTTTTTCATCTAGATTCGTGCTTGCGATCTTCTCAAGGAGACCTTGCTTAAGAAAAGCAACAGCCTCCTTGATCTGACCACGCTCGATATCAGCTTGTTGTCCAGCTGCGATCTTGAGTGCGTTATTCATATTTAACCGGGCTTTCCACCAGGACGGACAGAAGACGAGATTTTAGCCTCGGATTCATTGTCCTTTCGATACTCAGTACGCTCCACAGAGTGTGCGTGAGTAACAGCTTCATAGTCCTTACGCTCGTTATCCCGCTCAACTTCTTGAGCCTTCAAACTCGCTTCAAATTCCAACTCTTGACGTTTCAGATCAAGTTCAGCCACTCGTTGCTCATACTCCATTTCCAGTTTTTGTTGTTGGAGTTGAAGTTCAGCTTCGAGCTTTTGCTGTTGCATCTGAATGTCCACAGCCGTCTTTTGTTGATCAGCTTGGAACTTCTCTTTGTTGAGCTGGATCTCAGCCTGTACCTTGATCATTTCGGGATCAGGTTGGGGTTGCGGCGGCGGTTGAGGGTTATCAGCTGGGTTAGTGAAGAATTGATCTGGGTCTTTCGAACCACCACGTTCAGCAAAGCGAGTAACCGCGTTGTACACGTTCTGTAGATCGACCAGAGGTCCAGACGCTCCACCTTGCAGTGTGACAATCTTCTCTTGGAGTTCCAAGATTTGTTGTGTGATCAACATGTCTTGATCCCGACCACCAGCACCCAGACCAATCTCAATACGCATTGAGGTGCGGGAATGCCAGTTGGACGGGTTGACTTCTAACCACTTGCCACGAAGGCGGACCAGACGAGCCTTGGAGGCCGTTTGGCGCAACATGGCGTGGACGACAAGAAACAAATCCTTAAAGCCCGTTTCAGCCAGGGTGCGAGCCAGCATACGGACACGCCGCTGAGCCCGATTTAAGAGCGCCAGAGCCCCGGAAGCAGTGTCGTGGAGTGTGTCGGGGTTTAGACCCTGAGCACCCCTAATGACGCCTGTACGCTCCTCTAGGACGGTAGCAAGGTACTCTAGTTGTCCCATGACATCGAAGTTCAGAGACGACTGTTGTACTGGCTTGATAGCGTTACCGGTCCGACTACGAATAGGACGACCCGGTTCGTTAAGCAGATAGTCGTCAATCGTGTCTTCGGAACTGTCGGCCTCTGAGATTTCAGCTCGTTGATTCAGTGCAAAGTAACCCGAATCCAACATTTGGCGGATCAGGGTAGTTTTGATGCGTTGAACATCGATAGCCAAATCAGCAACAGACAGGCCGTAGAAGTGGTGAGTGACCGGATAAGGTGTAAAGACGGCCAGAGGAATTTGGCTGACTTCTTCATGCCTCAGGTAAATCGGGTTATCCCGCTCACCACCAGTCAAGACACAATAGAGCTTCTCTTGCTTACCAGTCTTAACCCGAATGTAGTGTTCAGTGACCAGGACTTGGCGAAGATCACTGTGAGCCGCACCATTAATCTGTACGGACTCTTGTACTGTGTCCCGACTGTACTGTTCTTGAGCGTACCCAGGATTAACCCACTCAGGGATTTGATCTACTAGGTCTTTCTTGACGCCTTGGTTGATCAGGTCTTGGGCGCGAGGACGCATCCGGACCGCACAATAGGTGGCCTCAGTAATACGGACAGTATCCCGAGCAACTGTGATGTCCTCGGGGGCTACAGCACCAATCTTGACCTTGCCGTCTTCCGCTTCGGGTGTGATCTCGAAGTCAAACAGGTCTTCACCCGCTTGAGCAATCTTCTCTTGGTCTTCACACGGCTTCAGATCGGTAATCTCACCATCTTCGGAGGCTAGTTCTACTTCACCCCAAGTCTTGCCCTCAAAGATTTCGGGGGCAGGATCGGCAGCTTCTTCTGTCCAGACCTTGATAACACCGGTCTTGGCTTGGAAGGCGTCCAGTAGAGCTTGGTAGAGTACCCACCAACCATCATTATCGTCAAAGATAGTGTATTGGACGTAGTCAGTCTCTTGCTTAGCCTGTTCTTCATCCTCAGCAGTGCGAGGAACAAAGACAGCAACGTCATCGCCACCTGTGAAGATATCGATGATGTCAGGTAGTACAGCCTGGATGGTGTCCCGGACGTCCATACTGACCGCAGCAGAGCGGGCGGGGAGGGTCGGAAGGTCATTCATCTGACCTTTGTAGTATTCGAGGGAGACTTGACGCTGTCGGGTCAGTTCCGCATCTAGATCGAAGCCAATAGAACGCCGTTGTTCCTCGGTGACTAGATTTAATAGTTCATCTTTGTTCAAACGTGTGTTCCTAACGGGGGAAGGACTAGCTTCGTACCGGAGAATTGAGCAGTAGAGCGGGGTTCAGTGTAGTGCAGGGCCATGAGACCGAATGCATCCGCACCGTGAGACGCCCAATCGTGATTAGGTCCTAAGCCGATCTTCCGGTTGTCGTCCCGCTTCTCGTGGTAGGCTCCCAAAGACTTCCGTCCAGGTTCAGTGGGCTTTTCATTAAACCAACACCTAGGGAATAGTTCACGCACCCGCTCGATACGTTGCATGGCTGCACCAGCGCCTTGATTGGGTACCACTTGGACTTGGAAGCCTGCGCGACGGAGACTGCCTTCGTAAGTAGTTTGGACAATCTTGTCGTGTTGAGCCCCGTCGTGGGGGAGTACGCATAGTGCATTCTCATAACCTTTACTTCGAAGCCATTGCAGGTGCGCCTCTAGGGGCTGGCCCACTGCTTCGTAATAGTCGAGTACGTTGATACGCTGACCCACGAACTGAGCAATCCAGATGGCAGTTGCATCCGCCTTAGCTCCAGTACCGCCGATGTCCCAATAAGCTCGAACTTGCATCAAGGGTTCACGAGCTAGGTCAAGGATACGGTTGTCGTTCTTGCACTCGGATAGCGCCTTAGCGAAGTAAGAGCCCTCACGAATAGTAACGAAGTCACCTTCCCACACGTGATCATAGCTATCGGGACGCTTGGTCAGGTCCGCTAGACGTTCCTTGTTCAGTACTTCGGGGAACCAAGGGTTGTCCCTCCAGTTGCACTCCACGATGATACCGTCATCGGGTGGGTTCTCTCTGAACCTCTTGTGAGTAGCTGAGCGGTCACTCTCGGGGTTCCAGGTCACCCATACTTCACTCTCGTCTTCCCGAAGCGTGGGGATAAGCTTTTGCCAAGCGGTCTCGGAGACGTTCTCAGCCTCATCGATCCAGGCAATCAGGATACGGGACTTACTCTTGATGCTATCTAGGCTGTGACGAAGACCTACAAACTCAAAACGAACACGGTTGTTCTTGGTTCGAATGTAGTTCGTCCCGATGTCAAAGTATTGGATGAGCCAAGGGTCTTCATAGATTGCCTGTTTGATCTCTTCCATAGAAGAGTCTGCCAGACTGTTCATGAACTCACGACCACAGATTACAATACCTGAGCGGTTGTCCTTTAGTCTGTCGGGATGATAGGCCCACATGACAGACTTGACAGCACTCATCTTGGCGAATGTTCTTGTCTTACCTGAACCACGGCCACCGTATGAGCCCCGATACTTCACCTTCACTAGGACGTCATTACCGTCTACATCTTTGACAGTGATAAACTCAGTAGTGAATACGGGGATAAGCTTCGGAGGGATGGCTACTTCAGCGACGGACATTAAATCTCTTTTCGACCGACAAGCTCAATAGCAGTAATAAGCACGTCTTGTTTCACGTCTGCATCTAGTTCGATGTGCTGTCCGGGCTTACCAAAGCCACGATCAAGCAAGTCTTTAGCAGCGTCTTTCTTTAGTGACTGGTCTTTACCATCGCGCATGATCTCAACGAGCGTAGCAAGAGCCTCTACAGCGTGCTCTCTAGCCATTGCTCGGATGTCTTTAGTAACTTGATTTACAGCACCGGGCTTACGACCAGCGCCCTCTCGGCGTCCACCGTGAGCCATTCTTTACCTCATGATTTCTTGAAAGTCAGTCAAGCCTCAGGCTCAACGTAGAGGCCTATTTAAAGGCCGTAGAGACCCCTGAGAAGTCTTTCACTAGGCAAGTACGCCGTAGGTCTCTCAGGGGCCTTGTAGAGCGTTAAATCAAGTAAGATGACCGAACGCTAGTGAGGTCAGTAGGTAGAGGCGATCGGACCCACATCCGCTGTAAACGTGTTGGGGCTCGTCACCTGAGTAGCAGTCCCGTAAGTCTCACCTGTTTTCTTGAACGCGGTGAACACGCCAAGAGCATGAGTACGGAAACGGGCTGAGGTATTATTGAACTGAACACCCACAAAGTACAGGCCGGGACCAATTGCATCAAATGCCGTAGCAAACGGAATCTTTTGGTAAGCAGCCGTACCGCTCTGTGCAGTTGAAGCACTCTGAGCCACCGGATAACCATCCGAGTTATACAGGATAACCGTTGCGTTACCAGCCACAGCCGAACCATTCAGGATCGCTACACCAGTAACCGGAGTGTTATGGGGAATGTGTACACGACTGACATAGGTTTCAGTCACAACGGGGGTTGTATCTGTACCTGTGGTGGCAGTCGAGGGCGGAGCACTACCAGTGTGAAACACCGATACGTTGCCGCGAAGATTGGTGGAAATACCACCGCGAGAGACTTGTCCAGTAGTAGCCATATTGTTATTATTGTCCTAGACGGTTGCGTCAAATAGGAGTTTGGCTCACTTACCTATCTCCTACTCTACCATTATACCATATTACTAAGGGTTTGTCAAGTGTTATTTTACGGTTTTGTAAACTTTTTTCATCAGTCAATTTATCTACTTTAAAATAGTGAATAGATTCAATCAGTTATAAATTAGTTGCTATAAAATTAAAAATAGTACTTGACAAAGGGCAATTTATATGGTATAATATACTTGTAGTGGTGAAGGAAAGAACCCATAGATAGATAATAGTTGACTAAAGACAGGATAAACTAAGCCAACTAGAAGACACCCTAATAGGTCGAACCTAGCGGTTCTCCTAGCCGACCTCCCCGCGAACCAGATAAGAGAACCCGAACTAATACCCAGTTAAGAATCGTTCTCAAGTAGCAACAGTAAGCCTCCCTTAGTGGGAGTTTTTTATTGTCTGTAGTCATTTGAAGTCTTATAGCTTGCGACCTTTTGTCACATGGTAAGTGGGTTGACAACATGCTATAGTTGTGTTTATCGCGCGTCCGTCTTCCGTTGAATGCTTAGGAACGAATTATTTTCCAACAAAATGACGATTTATCGTTATTCGATGTTGTAGACGAAACGGGGTTGTGGTTTATGGTGTTCATCGAGAGACGGAGTGGATCACCTCAACGGCCTAGGCCTGGACACGGTGTGAAG